CTGATGATCAGGTCGTCGAGCTCGACCCTCTCGACCCGGGTCTTCTGCGACCGGCGGGACAGGTCGTTGTAGACCTTCTTCACGCCCAGACCGTGCAGTCCGCAGTCGAAGAGGGTCATGTCCATGTCTTCGGAGTAGGAGGCGTGCTGGCGCAGCAGGTAGTCCGCCATGAACTTCTCGACCCGGGCCCCGGCGTTGTCGCACTCCTCGCGCAGCTTGTTGCGCTCATCCTCATCCTCGACCTCGTCAAGGTCCATGGCGGGCTGCGTCCGGCAGACGCGGTCCGGCGACGGAAGGACCGCACTCAGGGCTTTGGACTGAAAGCGCGTGACGGCAGTCAGAAGGAGGGGGTGGTCGGAGGTGTCGCTGTTCTCGTACTCGCCATCGTCCGGCTCGCTTTCCTTGCCGATGCCAAGGAGGGCGATATGCTCGGCCGCCAGTTCCCGGGAGGGCTGCTGGTTCTGCTCATCCCATGCCACCAGTTCACTGACGCTGGACGCCAGCCTGTCGAGGACGTCGAGAGGGATTGTCCCCTCGGCAAGGTTGACGAAGTGACCACCCCCCGGCGACTGGCGGGGCTCGCTCGTCGCCTCCTGAAGGATCAGGTCTCCTGTCGTCGCGTCGGTGTAGACGGTGCCATCGGCCATCACTGAACCCTCATGTTTCCAGTTCTTGTACCATGAGTTGGGGCCCGGTTCCCAACCTTCTGCTGCTTGGTCACGGGCGGCAGGAGCTTGGTCCCGATCCAGACACCCCCGGCCAGCGCCATCACGAGGTCGTCGGTCTGCCCCTGAATAGCCTCCGGCCGCCCCTTGCGGACCCAGACGAAGCTGTTCAGCTCCTGCCCCAGCTCCTTGATGCCCTGCGCATCCTTGGCCGCCTTTACCCGGTGCAGCTCCAGCTGGACCCTGAGATTGTCCAGCGCCGCGAGCCGGGGCATCGAGACCTTGCCTTCGATGAAGACCTTCTCGTCGGCCCGGGCGACGGTGACATAGGGAATGACGGGCACCGAGACCTTGGTCTTCAGGCTAGAGGCCATGCCCCAGCCAACCCCATTCGTCTCGACGCAGATGACGTGACTGTGCGCCCTGCCCTGCTTCGTCCATTTGTGCATGTGGGCATTGAGCCGCAGGATGCGGGCGAGCTTGTCAGGGAACTCAAGGCCGGGCGGCATGCGGTGGGCGGCGAGGATGCGGAAGATGAATTCGACCGCCAGATCGGGATCCCAAAGCTCGCCGCGACGGTGCTCCTCCCGGCTCAGGAGCAGGATGGCATCATTGTCCCTGCCGTCCCCTGCCGGGTCATAGGCAAGGATGTTGACCGGCGGGTCGCGCATCACAAAGCCCCGCTCCCTGAGCTCGTCAGCCGTGTTGAAGGTCGGAAAGTCTGCCATGCCTCACCCTGCCAGAAGCCGAGAGACGCGGTCGGCGGCGTTCATGGCCTCCCGCATCTCGTCTATGCTGGGCTCCACGCTGAGCACCTTGCTCTTCAGTATCTCCTCCATGTCCTTCAGCTCAAGGCCGGAGAGGTCCTGATCTTCGGTGTCTTCGAACTGCAGGATGCCCGAGGTGCCGAAGAAGGCACCCAAGGGCTGGATGAACTCGGACAAGAATTCCTGCCTGAACATCATCTCGCCAAGGTTGATGCGCTCCATGTCCATCTGCTCCTCGGTCATCCGGGGGCAGTCGCGCCATGTGATCTTGCGGGTCCAGTAGATCGACTTGGCGTCGCCCTCGAAAGCCTCGAAGAACCGGCCCTGCCGTCCGTTCGGCGAGGAGATCATGTGGATCGCGCCCTGCGTCGCGGCGACCGACGGGAAGATCGCGGTGAAGAGACCCTCCGGCGCAAAGGCCGCCTCGTCGAGGAGGACGAGGTGCGGAGAGAAGCCCCGGCCCGCGTCCGGCTGCGCGCAGGGGATCGAGATGATCTGGCTCCCGTTCGGAAGCTCCATGCTCAGGCGGTTGAGCTGCACCATGGCATCCCGGGGGATGATGGTGAGCACCAGCTGACGGATCATGTCGATGTAGTAGGAGGCCTGCCGAAGGGATCGGGACGCCACGAGAACGGTGAAGCCCGGGACGAAGATCAGACACCACGCGATGAATATCTTGGTGGCGGTCGACTTGCCGGACTGGCGGCTGGCGGCGATGGCGATGCGGCTCTCGACGGGCGCTGCCGTGAGGTAGTCTTTCTGCCAGCGGTCGAGGGGGCTCCTGAGGAAAGCCTCGCCCAGCTCGATGGGCGTCGGGACGTGGCCGTAGCGCGAGACGTAGTCAAAGTTTCGGGCTGCCGCCTTGTCGACGACAGCCCTGAGCTGCTCGATCTCGGAGAGCCGGATTGGTCTCATGTGGTCATCCCGATGAGACCCCCGGCAAACGATCCGGTCTGCCCGCCCTCCCTGACCTTCTCGACCGCCGCCCTGACCAGCTGGTTCTTCTTGGTGTTCAGGATGTCGATCCGCCGCTGCCGCTCCTCCGGCGTCAGCGTCGGCGAGAACTGGGCGAAGCGGAGCTGCTTGTTCAGCTCGGTCAGGGACCGGCTCACCTTGGCCAGCATCGGCTTGAAGCGCAGGAGCTCGCGGTTGTCCTCGACCAGTCGCCGGGCCTCGTCGAGATCACCCATCCGCACCGCCTCGTTGATCGCGGCGGTGTACTGCTTCACGCTGTTGCTGAGATCGTAGAACTGCGTGACGAACTGGGTGGACCGTTCGGCGTCGGTGGCGCTGATGAACCGTCCGACCGTGAACTTCGCTGCCCCGCGCAACGGCGCAGGCAGGGACCCGAAGGCCCCGTCACTCGCGGTCGCCTTGTCTTCCACCAGACCGGCACCGGCCATGGTCCCCTCGACGGCAGAGAAGAGGAAGGAGCCCAGAGGCCCAAGGTAGCCGTCAAGGATATGCTGCACCTGAACCGGGCTCAGCGTCTTGTTCCCAACGAATTGGGCAATTCCACCTGTGGAAAGGTCAATTCTGAGCTCCTTCGGCAGGCCCTCCAGACGCTGCCCTTCGATGGGCATGCCGTTGAACATATTCTTGTTCATGTAGAGCTCGACCAGCGGCATGACGGCCTGCGGCACAGGGTTGAGGCTGAAGGTGTTCACGAACGTGTGGCCGACCATGCGGCCGAGGTCGTTCATGCCGTTGGTGCTGGAGTACATGCTGTCGAAGACTTGCACCGGCAGGGTCGAGAAGACCGCACCGATCTCGAAGGGCTGCGGCAACTTAAGGAAGCGGTTGGTCCCCGGGAGAGGGATGTGCAAGTAGGATGCGCGGTCCGAGGTCGACAGATTGCCATAGGCCTCCTCATCCTCCTCATCCATCGCCGTCATCATGCGGGCCGTCATCGCGACGCCCGTCAGCACCAGACCCCGGGCAAGCACCGAAGCGGAGACCGCCGCGATCTTCTGGGGGCTATTGCCCTTGGTGTCCTCGAACAGGCGGTACAGGCCCTGAAGCCGGGGGTTCAGGAAGAGCACCATGTAGAGCAGGCGCTGCACCAGAGGGCTGCCGCCCGCCCGGTTGTAGTCGATCATGTTCAGCGCCTCGTAGGCGGCGTCCGCCTTTGAGCCGCCCTTCCGGGTGATGCTCTCGGCGACGGCCGCCCGGGCCCCGAGTTCCGTCGACCCGAGGACCCTCTCGTAGTTGGAAAGCCAGCGGTTCGCGTTGCTCCACAGAGTGTTCGACTGGGCTTTAATCTTACGGCGGAACGACTGCGCGTCGTTCTCAGGCATGCCCTGCATCTGGTATCCGCCGACACCGGCCGCCATCATCAGGTCCTTGGTGCCCTGCGACGCCCCAGCGAAAGCCTCCCGGAACTGCTGGGCGTTGTTGCGCAGGACCTCGTTGATCCGGGTTCCGGACTGGACATAGGTCTGGCCGACGTCGCGCGCCACGGACGCAAGGGCGAAGCCCGGCGTCGAGGTGATGACCGTCCGCTGGAAGCTGTTGAAAGCCTTCAGCGCCCGGTCAAGACCATCGAGCTGGCGCGGCTGGAGACCGGCCAGCGCCATCTGCAGGGCGTTGGTCATCTCGGTGTTCTTGCC